GGGCGACGCCCCAGATAACGTTGTGGGTAAATCTTGCCCGTGATTAAACACATCAATATTACTCGCGATTTTATGAAACGTTTCAGAAATGATTCGTTCCTTCATCGATTTAGGGTCGTATTCGACAAACGCCCCGTGTAAGTCCGTACCAGATGGTATTGGTAAACCTTGATTAAATGTACTAATAGACCCCCGGGTAAATCCGCTAGATGGTATTACGGATTCCTCCGCTGAAGACCCATCAAATTGTTCATCTATCCAAGTATCGTGGAAATGAAATGAATAACCAATTTTTGGTGGATATTCAAAATAACCATTTCTATTTCTAAAGACAATTGTTGTGTAAAGATCGGTTGGAGTATATCCCAAATTATTTGTGATCCCACTTAACACAAACGGGGTGAAATGGTCGAACAGGACGGCTTCCATTCTATTTCTTTCAACAACAACATCATTATCCCCCGCGCTATTTTCAAATAACAATTTCTTCTCATCTTCCCAAATTGGGGATTCAAATCCGACTTTGTCTATAATGTGGTCTGTTAAATCATCTAAAAGTTTATGCTTATGAACATAGTATAATGACGTTGAATTATCGGTATCATTAACATCCGTACATCTTTTACCTGTGACCAATCCATTGAAACGATAACCCCCGACCTGGGATTTCAATATCGTTAAAACATAATCGTCAGATCTATAAACTGTATTTCCGACAGAGTTCACATAAAATGGAACGGGGATCTCATCAATAAAAATATATTCCCCCTGAGAAATCCCATGTTTTACAGGGCTTGTAAGAACGTATGTGCCCGAGGTTTCGGCAACCCTAAATGGGATCCCATCGCCACTTACAAAATCTAGTACGGGGTCAAATGTTGCTGATGTTTCACCAGTTATGGTGTATTTCATTTGGTACGCCTCATCTTGGTCATACACATATGTCAAATAAAAGTTCCAATTAAACAAATATGAATTTTCGGTAGTAATTTCTATATGTTCATAAGTCGTTCCAGATTTTACAATGTCAAATCCAGTAAACCCACCCATGGTGTCTACCGATTTATCAACAACGACCTCCCTGTCAACTTCTTTTCTCAGAAATGAAAATTCATCATATGGTAGATATCCAGCAAAACAATTATCAGACCCATCACTTTCTAAGTATAACCTCTCTTCTAAATACTCATAATCGGTAGTACCAAGATACAAGTTTCTAAAAATCATTTTCATTTTTCCATAAAACTTATATCTTTTACAATTGGCTCTTTCAGTTGCAAACTGTTCAGTTAAATCCAAAACAATATCCCTATCATCGGTTCTCAGAAGTGATCTATCTTCCTCCAATCCAATGCGCAAAGATGTGTCAACCGCTGGCGCGTTTTCGTATCTTAAATCAGGTAATATTATTTGTTTCTTTTTCATATCTTCGTTTAACAACCAATTTCATCGTAATTAATATTTATATCATTCCCATTAACTGGAACACCTATAAAGTCAAATAGTGAAGGTGGGGCATCCACACAGTCAGAATAATAATCAGCTTCAAGTGTTACTGATTCGAGATAAAAAGCTACACCTGAGAGTCTTATCATAACATCTAATGTGCCTGATTGTGTGGTTGTCGCCATTGTCCAATCTCCTGGTAGTACTGGAAATGACCCACCAGAAACAAGGGCCCCGTCGACCCTTACTGATAGGATGGACTGAGTGGTTAAAGCACTATTATAAACATAAACGTTTGTGGTTGCCCCTAGTGTAGGTGTTGGCGTTGGCGTTGGTGGTGCCCCAGGGCTAGGTGATGGTGAAGGTAGAGGTAATAGAGACGCCGCTGGTGTCGCCGACGGTGTTGGTGTAACATCGTACGCTGGGCAGATTATTGCATCTGTACCGAACGCCCCTTTAGGTCCAAAATATTTTGTTAATATATCTAAGGAACTTTTCCCGGGTTTTAATCCAAAATAAAATAAGAATGGTGTTGATAAAACTTGTTTGTTACCTAAATAATTTAATTCTGTTTGTGGAATAAATGTCTCATATACTCCGTCAAAATAATTTTCACCACCAGTTCCTGTTTGTATTACCCACGTACTGTTCACAACCGCCCATAAATAACCTGATTGTGGATCTGCTAACGATCCACTAACAACCTGTAACCATAAATCCCCATCGATATATGTGTCAGTACTAGAGGGTGCCGAATAACTAATTTCCTCAAATCTTTCTAATGAATCTTCATAATCACCAGTAAACCAATAGACAGGATGAGTGATTGTCATTGGTTTTAATAAATATTCTTCTTCACCATCAGCCATCACATAATTTGTATTATCCAAATCATATGTTGTGGTACCACTTACAGAAAATAATCTTTGTAATCTCATTTGGGCAACTCCATCGGTGGGGTTCTTATCCCACTTTTGCCTATCAGATAGGTTAGGAATATAACTTCCAAACCCAGTTCCAAACTTATTCCATAAATAAAATGGTACTCTCTGACTATAATCCCCAAGACGATAATTTAAACAACTCCTTATAAACGTCCCGTTATTATCAAATTTAATATCTATTGGTGTTGGCCCAAAACTTGGCCCGCCACCCTTAAAATAACTATCGAAAGTAGAGTCTTCTGGGTCCATCATCTCACCATTATACATAAAATACTGTGGGGTGTCTAAATCAAAGGCTTCAATTCCTGACTCACAGTTGATTGACATTAATTGAGTGATATCACCGTCGAACACCTTAATATTTGACCCGTATTGTGTCCCACTAAAGAAATCGTCGACATCAAATTTTCCATTATTAATGTCTAATCGGTAGTTTATCGCATATTCCACAACATTACCAGGATCTTGATATGAGGTACTTGATATATCTCTCACAACAGAACAAGTGGGGTCTACTCGTGGATCTAAACATATTTCATCTAAAAACTCGTCCCTTACTCCAACATCGTAAAATGTTGTCGGGTGTAATAGTTCTTTTATCCCTTCAAATGTTTGTCCAATAAATTCTTCATCATCCCAATCATATGGGGTGCTTCGATAATAAAACTCCTTATCCAGTATATTATAAAATATCAATTCCCGGGGGAATTTTGACCCTCTTTGATTTAGATCGTAATCCTCTTCATTATCCCATCGTAGGCGCTTATCGAATTTAAAGAAATATAATAATCCATGTAACCAGTTATCAATAAATGAATAATTAACAACACCACCGCAGAATTGTAACCCAACTCGTTTTCTTCTGTACCATTCTTGTAATGCCGCCATGTTTTTACTCGTACCACCAATTACGGGTATAATCGTGAATATACCGTCTCTAAACTCACTTAATCCCGATTTGGTCTTTCTATCATACGTGGCATTTGGTATATTATCCCAACTCTGTTTATAAGGCAAGCGCGCAGTCGATCCTGCGCCTATTATCGTTGACAGTAAATATGGGTAACCAGGTGGTTCAATTATTGCCTCTTCAAATCCAACATAATCGCCAGGAGGGTTTAAAGGGTCTTTTGGTGATCCATATTCATTACTGTCACCCCATAGATACCTATATACCGTTCCAAGTTCGTTATATGTCTTATCATACTTTTCACACCCCACCTCAATTGTTTGCCCCGTATATGCGTCACCTTCGGTTTTTTCAAACCCTCTGTTATATATTTTTAAAACGGCAACAGTTCCATCAATCTGTGATTCCGCTTGATTATAATCGAGACCCGTTATATCTTGGAAATCTTGGAATGAAAACTTACACCAAGTAGCGTTAGATCCAAACGGTGTTGAATTATGATACATAGTAACATACCGAGGACCGTTACTCACGATAGTATTGGTGAAAAATATATTAAAATTAGTAAATCCTGAAAGGACTATGGGTGTTGCAGTAACCGAATTAATACCAAAGACTTCAGCAAAATATCTAACCGTGTTCAGATCTCCTGGATCTGGCGTTATGGTTTCCGTAAATCTAAAGTCAATCTCGTTATAAACCAAAGTAGGGGCTGCGATACAACCACCTAAGTCCTCTTTAGCCTTCTCTTCTGGAAAAAAGTAGTCTAAAAAACTGTCTTGAGACCCCAAATTCCTATAATTCGAAGTAGGATAGGGTTGACTAACTACGGTAGAGTCTAGTACACGAAAATATACATACCCAGGATCGCCGGGCACTTGAGTAACCTCCATTTCGATTTCGGCCGTTTTACAATAATTGTTGGCCAATGAACTATCAGATATGACCGACGAGTCGTCGGTTGTGCATTCTTCACAATCCGGATATATTGTTAATGGGAGTTGTTGTGTAAACCTATCTTGAATCCTATACCCTAAATCTTTTAGCTGTTCGGAAAATTTCTCAAATGGTCTCCATTTAAACGGCCAACCTAAATAGATACTATAAAAGAAAGCGGCAACATCATAGAAAAACCCACCCAATAATTCGGCGGTTTTAACAAGAATTACCGCAAATACCAATTGAATGAATAATATTACCTGTGATAATAATAACGAAAATTTTGTTCTATTTTTATACCCAAAATTAGTGGGGATATAATTCGTTGACGACGCACAATCTTCGTCAGATGCGGGACGAATTTGTTTAATTCCTAAGAAAGCGTCTCGCCTTGCCGTTTCGTAGTGTGTCCCTTGGAATGATGAAACCGTATAAACTTTACCATAGATAAACTTATAAAAATAATCTTCAGGGATACCATCACCCTGAATCGTTCCTAACATTAATCCTTTCTTGTGTTCTTTAGCGCTACTACCATAGTCATTTGGATTAAGGGTTAATCCTTCTGGTGTTGCGGGGGTTAAGTAATCTTCGAAAACATCGGAAAATATGTATGATGCCACCATTCCCTCATAATATTCACGTTTGTTGTTATTACCAGCTGGGTTAAATTCCCTAATATTTGGTACAAGGTATTTTGCAACAGAAATTTTTGATGAACTATAATCTAAACTAAATCTAAATCTTGCAATAGTCGTTGTTGGAATTCCTTTATTTGGGTCGTTTGTGATTTTTTCTTCACCGAAAAGATCTGTATACACATATTCCATATTCATTGGGAGTGCCGCCATGGCCACCCCATTGTCATCAATTACTTCAGTAACATTAAAAAATTCTAATTCGGGATACGTGGTCACTCCGTCAGATCCATAAACCGTTTTTCCTGTCTGTCGAACACATTCGATTTCACCACCCGATGTTTGTAAATTACATTTAAACCCCGCGTTTTTTCTTATTTTACCGTTTCTTTTGACCGCATCACTATTATCATCTGTAATGGTTGAAACTAAAACTAATGATATTGGTTCAATTCTAATCCCTTTATCTGATAAATCAAAATCAGTTCTACTTATTCCTATTTCACAAAGACTTTCATTACCCCATAATGGATAAACCTCAATACTTCTATCAAATGTGACAATTTGTGGTAATCCATCAATATCGGTACTTGATTTGAATTGGTAAAACCTCTCAAAATCGGCTTCACCATATCCCTTTTTAAGAAAATCATACGGTCTAAGTGAAAAACATCCAATGTCAGATAAGTCAATATCGACATGTATTGTCTGTACGCCAACTGGAACTCCCCAAATCATGAAGTCGCCCGAATCGTTGGTTTTTACCGTGTATTTGTAATAGCTTTCAAAAACTTCGAGAACCTCTTCTCTAGTTAAAATATCTTGTTGGTCTGGAAATGTTCCTGTCGGAGCGTGTCCTGAGTGCTGTTGTCTTTCTGGTAATAGGTTATATCTATAACCATTTTCATCTTTATCGCTTATCTCTTGGTACGGATATAAAGATGAAATAACCGGATCATCAGCATCAATACTATCTTGTGGGATGAATATGGAAATTTTTGCGTTTGGGACCCCGAATCCATTATTCGCGGATACGCGCCCCACAACCACCCCATACTCGGAGCAATTACCCGAAGCAAAAACATCTTTTTGTGAGAATTTCAATGAAAGAATTTCCATAATATCGAAATTCTGATTAATCTCGACATTGACTCGCTGATCTCTCCCAATGTTTGTGTTTATTCTATGTTTTTGTATCATATTATATAAATAGAAACTTCCCAGTTTTCTATAAGATACATAAAAAACAAATTAATATGTAGTGGAAGAGAGATTTTTCGTCCTAACTTTTATGTCTGCGCTAGGAAACCTGATTTGGAAAATCTGATTGGTTTTCATATAAATGGTACTCTCTGACTGTTGAATTTCTTTGGTGACGGGATCTGAGTATGACTGAGCAACCTCCGATGTGGAATAGTTTCCACCAATTTTATTAAATACTCGGATATCTACCACGTTAACCACACCACCGACATTACCAATATCTTTCGATAAATCTCCGACTAATAATGGATCACCCATTTTTCTCTTAGTAATATCAAAAAAATCCGTAATTTCAGAAACCACATTCTTTACTATATCTGTTGAATTTTCGTTCTTATTAACAACTAAGTCGACCTCTAATCCCATATCAATCACTTCACCGCTCTGAATGTCTAAATAATCATTTAACATTCTATAATTTGCAAGGTAATTTATAACGTTGTTTTTTAATGTATTGGATACCGTGTCGATTAAATTTCCCAACTCATCATAAGACAATAATTTTATTCGAACTTTATTATCCTCTTCCATTACACTCACCTTCGCAGGGGCTCCGTATGTTGACGGCATATTTTCTATTAATGATTTATAATCGTTTAGAGTTACTGCCCTATTTTGAGCCGCAAAATTGTACGCAACCATATTTCTCATTTCTTCAATAGTAGGGATATCCGCCCCACCAATCGCTGGTGTGACATTAGTTGTTCTCATCGATTGAGAGGTTTGGTTATTTATAGACGAGTTGGGTCCGTTCACTACGAAATCATAGGATTCCATGGTCGTGATGACATTAACCCCTATATTTGTGTCTTTACCCCCACCAATACGATATTTTACGAACAATGTGGTGTTAGGCTTCGGAATCTCACCCAAAGAGGTGTTATTTAAGAAAGTCGCCAGATTAACTTGCATTGAACCTTCAATATAATCGTCCAAATTATCCATTGGGTCGACGTTTCCTGACCCAAATGTTAATGAAAAGTAACCTTCCGGGGTGTATTCACTATAAAACTTCTTAGTTACCTGAGTATAATCACCAGCCTTATAAATGTCGCTATCGGATGCCGCGGTAGGATTTTCAATAAAAACATCATCTTCAATTAATGAATCGACCTCATACCATTTATTCGTCGATGACATAAATTCATCATCAGTCGGATTTGCGTTATATCCAGTTCCGCTTTTATGAATAACTGAAGTTATCCCTAACACGTTTCTTTCTGGAAGATATAATTTCAAAAATGGTTTCTGGTCGGCAGCGCTAATAACCTTCCGATATATACGAGAAATCCCATTAACAACAGGAGCTCTTTTTGTGATTGTATATGATATGAGTTTATTGTTGCTATTAAAATTTGGTACTTTTGTTCTATTTGAGGTGCCGCTACTATCAAATGGGCTCGAAAAATCGACATCCTCAAGGGTTTCAAAAACTTGACCTCCTCCTGATACTTGTGCCCCGGCCTTTAATATCCCCTCATATCTCTCATCTTCTTTATCTTTGTATGCGGGTACATTAATACTGAAATCACATAACGCGACTGATGGTCTAGCCCCAGGTAATTTGATCCCGTATGTTTTTGCAATATGAAATAGGGAATTTCTTTCCTGTGCAAAATCTAACATTGTTTCTTGCCATACCTTGTCGATATGGAAGTGTAAGTTATCCGACACGGCAGCGTTTAAATCCAATAATACGGAATAAATCGAAGCATCATTGAAGTTAGAAACTAGATCGGGATAATATTCCTGTGTCAACTTAACCAATTCATCCCTTAAACCGGCAAAATCCCTTACTCCATATGATATCTGTTTTGACATATTAAATATTTAGTATTATAAAATCTGATGTTGAAAACGCACCATTATTAACTGTATAGTCTATTTTTACTTTAGCTGTATATGGTTTTGCCGAACCATCCGAAACCCTGAACAATCTATTATCCTGTTCTTCTTGAGGAGATGTTGGAATCTCCGGATCATCTTCCGCACTAGTAACAGTTATTGAATTAATATCCAAATTTGGAATATATTTTTTCACGGAATCACGTACCTCATCTTCAATTTGATTGTGTGACACGGAATCGTTCTGCTCGAAAATAAATTCATATAATCGAGTACCAAAATCAGGTAAAAAGTAACGACTACCTTTGCGTGTTAGTAACAAATGTATTAAATCCGCCCTAACTTCCCTCTCAGGAGTTGTGGTCATCGAAACATAATCCCCAACGGTGCTGTTTCTAAATGGATAATCTATACCGTAAGTAGTTGCCATATTTCATAAATATTATGAAATAAAAAAAGCGTGATAAATTAATACCACGCTCTTTAAATGGGCGGACAAATAAATTAAAATTGGTCTAGAATGTTTTCAATGTTCGTTTGAGGTCACCCAAGGGTAAGTGGTCTTCCTTTACCAAATACATACTCTCTTTTTCGGGAAAATGAGTTTCTAATAACTCCGCTAATTTTAAATTAGTGTAAGTTTGAGCGAGTTTATCTTTTCCTAATAAGATCTGTACCGCGACAGACCTGTGCATTTCATAAAACGTTTTTTTCATAATGTTTTTTCTTTAATTATCAGTTTATAGTTTTCGTGAAAATCTGAATCGATTAAATTTTCCATATAATCAACAACTCGTTTTCTTTCGTCTCTTCTTTCTTCTTTGGTAAATGTCCCGTCATCCTCGGACGAGTACCTAACCTCAAGTATCATTAATTTTCTCATATTATCCACATTTTGAGCTTCCACAAGATTTACAAACTAAACAACCCTCAACAAAGTGAAGGAGATCACTACCACATTCCAGGCACACGCCCTTACCTTTTTCACCGTTTTTGATATATTTCTTAATCACCCGAGCGACACCATTTTTCCATATATTGATATGATCTTCGGTGAAGTTCAGGGAATCAACCAAATCATGAACATATACCATCGGCATACGTTGTCTCAAGACACCAGACACCAATTTCGCATAATTCCAAAATTCCGGGTTAAACGCATGATTCAAACCCATATGAACGTGTTTTTCCCCGTCTTTATCAACATATTCAATATCATACCTTTTCTTCTTGATTATTTTACCCTCCTCGTCAATAGTTTCGACGATATTTTTTACCACTTCACATTCTTTCAAACTAGATGGGAGTTGACTTAGTCCGTTTTCAAATTTTCCTGTAAATATTTCATATGGTCTCCCCTCTCTAATTCCTACAACGGCAATCCATTTCTCCAAATTGTTCTGAAAATGGTGTATGTCGGCCTTTAGTCTTTTAGTTCTCTTCGGGACATGAATTTCGGTTGGTTCTTCTTTCTTTTCTTCGACATTAACTAACACTCCACTCCTTGATCCATCACGATACACAGTAATACCCTTACACCCAGATTTCCAACCTGTTTCATATACTTTGGAGACCACCTCTTCAGTCGTTTCTTTTGGTAAATTAACTGTTACTGAAATCGAATGGTCAACATGTTTCTGAATCCGACCTTGCATTTCAACCTTTTTCACCCAATCAACATCCTTTGAGGTTGCTTTATAATATGGTGAATCTTTTATGATTTCATCGAGCTCGGCCGACTTCATTTCTTTAACCTCTTCGATATTGTACCCGTTAACTTCCAACCATAACTCAAAATTATGGTGGAACACGGGGTATTCTTGCCATGAAATCCCTTCTTCGTCGACGAAATCTTCTCTAGCACCCTTTTCTTGGGGGTTGATTTTCCTACGTCTCATATAAAATATAAGGAACGCGGGTTCAATCCCTGATGTGGTCTGTGTCATAATACTCGATGTCCCTGTCGGAGCAATAGTTAATAAAGAGATGTTTCGTCTTCCCCATTCAACCATATCGTTATATAATTCAGGGTCTTCGGCCTTAATACGTCGAATAAAGGGGTTATTCGCCTCATTTTTTACGTCGAATACCGGGAAAGCCCCTCTCTCACGAGCCATAATCGTTGATGATCGGTACGCATTTAATTTTAATACCTGGTGAACTCTTTCACTAAACTCGGTTGCCTCGTCAGTTCCATAAACTAATCCAAGAGCCGCCAACATATCACCCTCACCAGTGACCCCCAGACCCGTTCTACGACCTCGAATTGTTTTATCCTTAATCCTCTCCCACAATTCACGTTCAACCCGTTTAAGGGACTCTTCTTCAGGGTCAGAATCGATTTTGGCGATGATTGCATCAATCTTTTCAATCTCCAGGTCAATTATATCATCCATATATCGTTGAGCCATCTGAACATCGTGGGCAAATAATTCCCAATCGAAATATGCGTCTTCCGCTAACATATCATCTTTGTAAAACGCGTTTTTCACATAAGCCAACAGATTTATCGCTAACAATCTACAACTATCATCGGCACAAAGTGGGATCTCACCACATGGATTTGTACTAATTGTCTTATAACCTTGGTCAGCATAACAATCA